GCTTCTGAGATTTGGGCATGACTTTCAATGATTTCATAAACAACTTGTCATGTTCACGCTCATCATTTTTGTCTTTCCACTGATCTTCTTCATTCACTCCACAACCACAGTCACACCCCTCCTCCTCAACCTTACCTTGCTTAAGAAGTTTTGAGACAGGATTACCCTTTTCCCAAAACTTGCAAGACCAGTAACCCGGAGTGGTTTTATCTTTTTTCTGGTCACAGTTATGCCTAGCCCTAAAGTTTTTCAAGCGTTCTGGATCATCACGTTTGATCGACAGGTTGGGGTCACCATACTCAACTTTAATAATATTACCCGTATCAGGATTTTTTACATAGACACCAAACTTCTTGCTAGACCCCTGTGGGAGCCTAAACGGATCATCTAATTTAACTTTTTTGCCTTTGTATTCGCCTGTAGCCATAGCACGCTCCTGCTAGGTTATTTAGGCATTTATTTCAGGCGGGAAAAGTTTCCGTGCTTCTGAAAGGTGATTTGATTCGCAAATTTATCAACCAGTTGGTCTGACTTGTGTGAAATCACAAAAATGTGGTTCTTTTCTGACAATTTATTCAAAAGTTTCAAGAAATCATCAGATCCCATTGCGTCTAGAGATGCATCAAACACCTCATCTAGAATCAAAAGGTTCGTATTCGCAGAGTTCTTAAGCCTTGAAATTTCACGCCACGCCAGCAGGATCGCAAGGTCAATACGCATCTTCTCACCCTCAGAAAACGACATGTATGAGAATGTATCACGATGCCGACTCTTGATAGTTTCGTTGAAGTTTTCGTCCAACTCAAAAGACACAAAAAACTCCATGTCTTTGAGATACTTGTTGATGAGTGTGTTGATTACTGGAAGATAGTATTTGATAACCTTTGCCTTGATACCACTATCCTTGAGCATATCGGCAGCGTTAGAGTATGTGTTTTTCTTGACGAGCAGATCATCTTTTCTGCCGATGCACTTCTCACGATCCTCTTTCGCTCTTTCAAGTTTATCTTTTGCGTCATCTAGGTCCGTAGTGTCTTCTGCCCTTGCTTCGCTTAGTTTACGCTCAAGTTTTTCCCCTGCTTTAACGGCATTTTTTCTTGAGGTGTTTTCACGAATACGATCATCCGAAAGTTGTCTCACAATTTTTCTAACATCGGCGATTTCGTTTGAACGGTCAACTTGCTTTTGTTCAATTTTCTCCAGATCAACAATAGCCTCTTTCAACTGTTCGAGAGTGCCGGATGCTTTTTTAGTTTCAGACTCTTTCATCTCATGAGTGATCTCAGAGTTACACATAGGGCAAGAGTCATGATCATGGAAAAAGTTAATATTTTTCTTTAGATTTGACAACTCTCGCTCAAGTTTTGACTTTGCCGTTTCATATTTTTTAATCTTTGTCTCAACATCTTTTTCGTCACTAATACTAGCCAGTGCCTTTTCAATTTCTTGATCCAGCCTTTCAATCTCTTGCGTGTGTTGATCTTGCTCTTCTCTGTTTAGTTTGATCTCTTCCTCAAGACTTTCAATCTGTTGACTGTTTTTCTTTTGTAGTGACTCGATCAGAGTAATTACACCTGTCGCTCGCTCTTTGTTAATCTGGAGTGTTTTGTTGATATCGGTAATCTCACCTTTAACAAGTGATGTCTTGTCCCGAAGAACGATATTCATATTTGAGAACACTTGAATATCAAGAATATCTTCGATGACCGCTCTTCGATCAGCGGCAGAGAGTTGCATGAACGGAACGAATGAGGATGATCCTAGAATCACAACTTGTGTAAAAGACTTATAGTTCATGCGAAGAATCTGCTCTTCCAACATGCGTTGATAATCTTTTGATTTTGCTGCGATGTTCACCAAATCATCATTTTTGAACACTTCAAATACTTTTGGCTTCAAACCTCTTCGAATCAGATAACTATCATCCCCAACAGAAAACTCAACTTCAACGAGACAGTCTTTTTCGTTTAGTGAGTTAACGAGTTGTGGGATATTGATTTTACGAAAAGGCTTGCCGAATAAAGCGAAGGTGATGGAATCAAGCAAGGCAAATGACTTACCGTGTCCGTTCAAGCCTGTGATCAGACTTGTCTGATGTCGATCTAGTTCAACCTCCGTGAAGTTGTTTCCAAAAGAACCAAAATTTTTGAAACGCACTTTCTTAAAATTAATCATATATCAAACGACTCAAGGAAAAGTTCCTTGAACACCTCTTTCAATCTTTTACACTCTTCCGGGTCATCGGAAAATACATCATCAACATAAGAGTTAATTAATGTCATCGTATCAGTCGCAAGATCCTCTTGCTCAACTTCGACATTTTGACTCGTCGGTGTTTCATTTTCTAGAATTGTGACGCTCTCTGCTTTGCTATCGTATAATCGCTCGATAAGCCTATCAAACTTTTTAGCGTCTTTCTTTTCGTGAACAAAAACTTTGACGTATCGTCCGGCGTATTGACGGAAATCAATCATCGCAAGGTCGATATCGTCGTTATACTTTATAGCATGAAAAAGATTGTCGGGATTTGGTACAAACTCAATTTCATCTGTCTCGGTATCGTAAATGTGAAAACCTTTCTTTTCAAAAAGGTCTGCAAATGTCATCTGATACGCAGTGCCAAAATAACAAATATTATTTTCTTCATGTTTGATATGAAAATGACCTGACCAAACTTTATCAAATCTTTGCAGCATGTCTGGCTTCATGCCGTCTGTATGTTTCACACCACGCATGACTTGATATCCCTCTAGTTCAAAGTGTCCCGCAAGGATAGTCGCGTCTGTTTGGTTGATAAAGTTGATCGACTCTTGTTCGTTGCCTTTGTTGATCCACGGAACCATCGCAATCTTTGTGTTATCGAAGGTCAGTTCCACTGGGGTATCATAAATGTGAAAGTCTGGGTAACGAGAGCCAAATAACTCTTTTGGTGAGTTGACTTCGTTTGTATTTTTGAAGTAGGTGTCGTGATTGCCGACAATGCAGTGGACTTCCATGCCTTGAAGTCGATCCATAAATCGCTCACGAACCTGAGCAAGCGTATTGAAGTTGACAAACTTCCGGCGATCCATTAGGTCGCCCAAGTGTAATACAGTTTTTACACCACGTTCTTCGCAGGCAGGAAAGAATACATCATCAAAAAATTTGAAGTAGTAATCTAGAAAAATTTGCCCATCGTTTCTTGCCCCGAAGTGTGTGTCACACAGGATGGCTATTTTCAAAAGAGTTCTCCGTCACCATTTTTCTTCTTCTTTTTCTTACGACCTTTTTTCTTCGGCTCTATGTTTACGATATCATTCTCAGTGAGTCTAAGATAATCGGCATAAGGATCTTTTGATACTTTCTCTGGATCTAGCATAGCCGCCAGTTCACCTTTTGCATCAGCGGCTTCCATCAGTTTGTATTTGATGGTGTCTTGTTTTTTCTCACGCTGGATTCTTCTTAGAAATGCGTAGTAAGTAATCTGTGTAAAATACGCAAAAGGATTCTTTGACTTTTCGGGATCAAAGTTTGCGGCGTACATCAAACAGTTTTCAATTGCATCTCCGACCATCTCATCACGGAAAGGATAATTTACAAAGTTGGGTCGCGTAGACAGTCGCTCGGCAATCAAAAGAAAACACTCACCGATATACTCAGTAACAGGTGGCTTAGGATCATCAGTTTCCTGAGCGTCCTTTACCTGTTCTTTCCATTTCACCATTTCGGCAAAAAAGTGTTTGTTATCAATGTAGTGAGAGTCCGACATGATGTAAGTTTACCTCAAAAAAGTATCAAGTCAAGTAATCATCTACATTTGGTGACCAGTCCCAATAACGTGTTCCATAATCGGGCGAGTCCTTGTCATCTTTGATAATTTTGACATCTGGATCGTCCTCATCGAAATCAATACCCATTCTTTCGAACATTGACTCGATTGCGTCTTCAGTGTCCTCTTCAACTTGTTCTCTCATAGAATCAATTTTTGCTGCAACAATTTTAAGAATATTATCAATATTTGGTTTTTGTTGCTCTGGCTCATTCATGAATGGAAAATTCATCTGACCAGTTCTCTTGAGGTGGTTCATCATATCTTGTGGATTATCGTCCATTCTTTTTTGCAGATCATACGCCCTTGCGATATCTGGATCTGGATCAAAAATACCAAGAATATGATCCTTTGGGATTTCAATATGATTTGAGGTTGTTGCTTTCAACCAGTCAACAAGAACCAGTGTCTCTCTTTTCATTCCACTGGAGTTATCAACGTAATGCATGAATTTAAGATACATCGGTCTTTCGAGTTTGATACTCTCTTTGCTATTTGCAATAAGTCGTGCGATGACATCATCACCACTCTTTAGTTTCAAAATCCTAAAGGGGGTTTTCTTCATTTCGTTCTCCTTGTAGTGGAATTGCGATTACCTTGTAATCAAATTTTTCTGCGTCATATATCTTTCGTCGCTCAAAAAAGTGACGTAGTGTGTGATTCTGATATTTTTTCCATGATAAATCATCAACTATGTCGTAGAGTCGTGCGGTGCTTTTGTGAATAGACTTTCTAAGTTGTCTTCCAATACTCTGTAGCACCCTGACCCGACTCTTTGACGGTGACGCGAACACAATATTATTTAGGCGACGGATGTTTATACCAGTGCTAAATGTTCCATATGATGCCAAAATGATACCGTCATCAATTTTTTCTGCAATATTTCTTGCGTGTTCGCGTTGCTCTACATCTGTTCCACCGTGAATGAAAAACACAGGTTTGCCACAATTTTTTAACATTTCGTGAAGAACCTTTCCGTGTTTCTCAACAAACTGAAACAGAATCAGAGTGTTTCCTTTTGTGCTTTTTGCCAGATCACAAATAAATTTATTTCGCCTACTATCAGTTATCAGCCACTCAATCTCATCTTGGTATGGCGTTCTTCTCATCAGTTGCCTATTAGAACCTGTGTAGTTTAGCACCAAACAGTCGATAGTCAAGTTAGATAGAAGATCTTGCTCCATAAGTTTCTTGGTTGTGATTACCTTTTTGGTTGGACCGAACAAACCTTCGATCACAAGTTTGTGAGTCAACATCCCGTCTAGTGTTCCCGTCATCGCAATCCGATAGGGGCAACGTGTGAGTTGAGTCATAATTGAACTCAGCGACTTCGATTTGAACAAGTGTGCTTCGTCGCCAAAAACTGTTCCAAATTGCTGAAAGTATTCTTTTGGCATTTTGTGTAATGATTGCCATGTTGATATCACGACTCTCTTTCTTGTATTTTTTTCCTTGCCTGCATACATGATGTGACAGTTTTCCACGGGGTTCCAGTTTGAGTCCATACTGGCATAGTCACGAATGTCTGAAAACATTTGTGATACTAGTCCGATGGTCGGAACAATGATTAAGACTTTTTGATCTTTTGGTAGTAAGTTTAAATAGTGCCTTAGAAGCGTATAAATGACCAGTGACTTACCAGAGCCAGTGGGTGATAGCATCAGACACCTATTTTTAT